AACTCTTTAGACATAGCATCTATCTCAGGTGATTCTCCACCTACAGAGTCTACCATAGTCTGTCTTATTTTATTTTCCAAATCTATTTTAGATTGAGCCATTTTTCATCCTTGATTTTTCATCTGCTTTTTGAATTACTTGAGAGTAATCCTTATTAAATGCATTTGCTAAATGGTCAGGTAATCCCTCTGTATTATCGGTTACAGATTGAACTTCAGCTTCTCTATTGATGTTTTTCCACTCTCCTGAATCAGCGGTTTCTTGTAGTAAACTAGACAAAACTTTATTATTTGTCTTGGGTGCTGATACACTTCCTTTAGGTGTGGGAGTGTTGGAATTGGAACTAACCGAATCATTCATTAAATTTTTAAAGTCTGTAGATTGTGGTGCCTGAGTTTTAACTTCATTTATATTATTAATATTACTCTTAACTACTACTTCATCTAGCTTTTTTTCAAGTCGACTAAATTTATAATCTAACTCTTCTCTTATTATATCTCTAATTAACTTTTTAAATATATTAACCTTCATTTTAACTCCTGTTTGAATTATCTTTATTTGATTCTATATAGTGATAGTCACTTAAAAAAGAATTTTCTGGTGTGGTTCTCATGTCTTTTAATTTTGTTATCATTTGATTTATCCTAACACTCATCTGAGTTGTTGGTGTCTTATCGACCAATGGTAAAGCAACACCTTGTACCAATGCCCTCGAATCCAATAATATATTCATGATGTCCAATAATAATAATCTCAGCTCATCACCCAATACCATTGGTTCTTTTTTGTTTTTAGCCTGTTCTCCTATATAAATATTCTGTGATTCAATAACTGTAAAGCCTTTATTTGTAATAGTTACATTTTTGCCAGAACCGAGATTTATATTACGAAATGCTGATACCGTAAAATCATTCTCTTGAGCATCAAATGTTATCCTATCAGAGAACATTATTACTTGGTCAAATTTTGTCTGTTGTTCAGGAGTTTCTTCAGGTTGTCCATAATCAATATCAAAAATACTTTCATCACCATCGTTACCATGTCCAATAAAATAACCAGGATAATCATTTTCCCCTAAACCTTCTTGTTCCCTAAGAATTCTAATATCAGAAGATAATCCTAATCTAAATTCAACATCACCCTCAGAGCTATTCCTCGTTCTATATCTGATTGGAAAGTGCTGAGGTAAACTACCAAATGCCAACATACCTAATACAGAGCCATTATTGACTACTGAATGATTATTTTTTATTAAAGTATATGGATTTATAAATCTAGTTCCCAATTGTATTGAATTATTATGTCTCCCTTCGATTTGTACATCGGAAATAATACTATCTAAGTCAGCAGTTGAATACAAATCTCCAGGATTAATACCATAAGGTCTATCCACTATACTTCTTGGTTTGTTTATCTTTTCGACTGATATTTTTTTATAAAGGTTACTGTATCCAAAATCATCTTCGGGTCTTTTATTATAATCACTTTTACCTGATAATATATCATTAGGTGAATAGTTAGGATCATTTAGGGTATTTATTGGTCCTAAATAATAAAAGGTATTACCTAATTGAGTCCATATAACAGCATCACCTTTAGCCATAGAATCCGAAATCCCTCTGAGTAAGGGTTGAGCAATTATCTTACCCTTTAAACTTCTTTCGGAAAATGTAATATCTTCGTCACTTCCAAAGGTTGGTGTTAAAAAAATACACTGGCTCACGCTACCCTTTGGTATATTACCACGATATTTTATCATTGAGTTCTGTAAATCATTTTGATTTGTTATTACCTGCTCAACATGACCATGATGAAATGTAAATTCAGGTCCAAAATAACTATCTTGGTTGGATTCGCCAAGAACATTAGCTCTATCAGGATCAAATCTTTTTCTACCAAACATTATTCATTCACCTGTTTTCTAACTTTGGTCATGCTAGATTCTATCTCATCAGATTTGTTTTGTAGGGAAGCAGCAGCATCTTCTAAAGACGACATCAACTCTTCCTTTTCCGATTCACTTAATAATGATGTATCCTCAACGATATCAGCTTGTTTGTTCATGATTCGTTGGATTACAGTTGCGAGTTTTAAAAGGTTATCATCATTCTTGACACCAACATCCATGAGTTCTTTTAGTATAGGACCTACGATAGCTATATCTTCAATACCTTGTATATAACCATGCACCTCTTGGACTAACAGGTCAATCTGAGTCTTTTTTAATTTAGAGTTCTCGTATATCTCTTGAGATAAATCAGAGAAGTTCTTATCACCGAATATTTTAAAGTCTTTTTCCATATCATTCTAATAATAAATATAGAATGTGAGAAAAGTTACAATGATCCGGTTTGTATTAAGTCATTGATATGGCCTTTGGACAGCACTTCTTCTTGAATTTTAGGATATATTTTACGAAAAACATTGGATATTTGAGTTATTTTAGATGTTTTGACATCTGTCATCTCTCGTATCATGATGTATAGGGCTTTCTTATTGAAGTTATCAATGTTATCTTTATTCTTACATAGATAAATTATAGACTCTGCGACCTTTCTGTCTTGTTCTTTGGGAAATAATTTTTCTAATTTATCATCAAAGTAATCTATGGTTTTTTCAAATACATCTTGAGATGGTGATTTATTAATGGACTTATCTTCATTACCAATATCATATAGGGTTTCTATATCTCGATGTAATTTACCCTTCTTGTAATTAGCATTGTTATTTAATATGAGATAATTTTTAGCAACAACACTAAAGTAACTAAAGGCTTTACTACCCTTAGTCTCATCAAACTTGTGCATATTGATAACTAAATTAGAGACAACCTCTTCTTGCAAATCTCTAAATGGATAATCAAAATAACTAAACTTAAATGTATTGATTATATTCTCTGCTAACTTTAAGAAAGCAGCATGAATTTCCTCTGTGTATATTTTATGTCGAAACTCTAAATCGTCTGACTTATTATATTTAACTATAGCATCATGTACAGGTGTACCAAAATAAACTTTACTTTTCTTTCTTCTCTTCTTCTTTATTGCCATCATCAACCTCTTGTTCAAATAATTGTTCTAGTTCTTTGCTCAATGATTTGATTTCTTCAAAGAAAAAACCAACCTCATCATCGGCCTCGAAGTGGCCTGAGCTATCTATCTTTTTAAGTTGATGTTTTACAAGTTCTACAGTATCATTTATTTTTATTATTATTAATTCATAGTTATTGATACGCTTTAATGCGTAAAAAGTCACCACACCTAAAAAGAGTGTACTGACTCCGAGTAAAATAGTTATTATTGTATGTAACAATTAAGATTCGCCAATTATTTGATTCAATAATTCTTTGGTGTCCACTTGGTCTAATTCAGAATTCTTTATCAATTCATTGACTTTACTTTTCATTTGTTCGTATATCTTCATGGTTTTAGCTAATACTTCAGCATCATCGTGTTGTTCATCTTCGACTATATCGATGATGTCATTAATAAAATCATTTAACTCTAGCATTCTTTTTTTAATCTGAACAATATAATCTTTTTGTTTTTGTTGTTCATTTTCTAAGCTATCTAATCTAGTCATCATTAAATTAATAACATCAACGATTTGATTTTTTGTTATCTCCATACTCATACATATAAATAGATTATGGCGATAGAAAAAAGGATATTTAATAAATATCCATTCCGATGTCGCCAAGTGTTTCAAGTTCTTCTCTACCATCACAATCAGAATAATCATCAACACCGATATCTTCTAAATCGGATTCGTTATAATATTCGAGATTAACTCGTTTATTTTGTTGGTAATTAGGATCTGTTTTCATTGTCTTTTTATCAAGATGCCTCATTTGTTTCAAGTCTTCATCATTCAACATGAACTGTGACAAGTCTATTTTATTCTTCTTCATTATTATACCTCATTGTTATTATTAGTTAAATTAATGGGGCAAGGAAGAAAGGAAATAAAGAACCTTGCCCCG